TAATATGCTGGTGAATATTTTTCTATATAACTCATGTCAGCACCAGCATTTAAAAGCCAAGTACCATAAGTATTTAAACTTTCATCACCTACAATAAATTTTTTTCTAAATGCCATTGCGTTATTTTTTCGATTATTGACAGGACAAAATTGTAATGTTTTTAAACAGCAAAAGAATCTGTTTCCCATCATGGGAGTTTTTTCTCCCATGATGGGAGTTTTTTCTCCCATCATGGGAAATACTTAAAATGTTTTATTCAATGCTTGCGAGTTTTGTGGTGTAATTATTTCAGCATGGCATCTAAAGCAGGAGAGAAAAAACAAGCCTATACACTTTTTGTACATGGCGATTTAACACTCAAAGAAATTTCGGAGATTATACACACTTCTCGTGCTACACTTAGTCGCTGGAACATAGAAGAGAATTGGGAAGCACAAAAAGCATCTTTTAAAGTTACTCGTGAGAATCTGATACAGCAGTATTATCTAATGCTTTCAGCTATTAATAAAGACATTAAAGAAAAATCAAATGGCATACCATCTTCCGGCGACGCCGACAAGATTTATAAGATACAAAGCACTATCGCTGCATTGGATAAAAACTATGATTTGGCAAGCTACAACACTGTACTGCAAGAGATGGTAACATTTATCAATGATACTAATCCTGAAAATGCAAAGGTACTTGGCGCATACATGCTTGATTTTATAAAAGAAAAAGCAAAAAAATTAAAATGATAACGTTGCCAAAAAACAAAAAGATAATTGCAAGTTTTGAAGACTTGTTAGATAATATTGAAAGTTCTACACCTTTGAATTTAAAAGAAACAAATGCACAGAAAAATGAACGTATCGCTTTTTTATTAACAAATTTCACAGCGTTTTGTATTTATTATTTTGATACTTATTGTTACGCACCATTCGGACATTTTCATAAAGAAATACAACCAAATGTTTACGATAAGCCTAATAATATTTTTTTAGAACAACTCTCCAGAGGTTTTGCAAAAAGTACCATATTTGGTTTATTCTTGCCACTATTTATAAAGTTTAATGGCAGGTTAAATGGTATGATTGTAGGCAGCGCAACACAAGATTTAGCCGCTGAGAAATTAGCAGATTTACAAGCCAATTTGCAAGCCAACAAGAGAATAATAAATGATTTTGGCGAACAAATGTCTTATGGTAATTGGGAAGATGGACTTTTTAAAACAAAAGATAATGTCGCTTTTTACGGCTTCGGTAAAACACAGTCGCCTAGGGGTGTACGTTTCAAGTGGAAACGTCCAAACTATGGTTTAGTAGATGACTTAAACAATACTCGCCAACTCAAGAATTTAGACATTGCCATCGAAGATAAAACATGGGTACTCGAAGAGTTAAAGCCTGCGCTTTGGACACGAGAATGGTGGTTAGTCATTGCACAAAACAAATTCCATGACAATGCAGTTACTGCGCTTTTAGAAAATGATGAAGAGGTGAAAACAAAAGTACATCGTGTCAATATTCTAAATGAAAAAGGCGAAAGCAACTGGATTGAAAATCCTGATTTTTCAAATGAAGCCATTGCGCAGCTTCGTGAAAGTGAGGGCGGTGGTTTTATTCGTGAGCGAATGAATACACCATTTGAAGAGGGTACAACCTTTAAACAGGAATGGCTTAATGAATGGAGTGATTGCAGCCTGATTGATTATGATGGTGTACTTATACATTATCTCGACCCATCTTATAAGTCAACAGATAAAAGTGATTTTAAGGCATGGATATTGCTTGGCAAAACAGGAAAATTTTATGACATTATAGATTGCTGGGTAAGGAAGACAACCAGCACCGAAATGTGGCGACATGCTTATGATTCAGAAAAAGGAAGTTTGACTAAAAATATAACTACTATACAACATTGTATGGAAGCAAACTTTATTCAGGAAGAGGTGCATAAAAAAGAATTGGAACGTGTAGAAGATGAAGAAGGTTATCCACTTCGATTATTATATGATAGACGTAAGAAAGAAGGAAAATTTGAACGTATCGAAACGATGCAGGCATTATTTCAACGCAAATTAATTCGTTTTAACAGCAATAGGAAAGGAAGTTCGGATATGAAATTGTTACGTACTCAATTACTGGCTATTGAAAAAGGCAGCAAGATAAATGACGATGCGCCTGACGCATTGGAAGGTGCAATATGGATGATTGACAGACACCAGCCACGCCGTAGTTCATCGCTGCGTTCCGGACAATTTATAAAGAAAACCAATCGTTCAATTTGATTATATGAAAACACTACTCAAAAAAATCGGCTACTTTTTATCCCAATGGGACGGACTTTGGTCGTTGCCAATTGCAATATTGGTATTCGTAACTGCTGCCTTATTTGGTCAGCAGTTATTTGGTGTGTGGTTTGTTCCGATGCCACTTGATGACTTACACGCTGCCTTAGAAGCCGCCATTATTGTGATAGCTGCCAACACCGTTACACAGCTTGGTTTGTGGTTTAACTTCCGCAGCTTGTACAGATATTATTTAACCGAATCTAAAACAGAATTTAAACAATTACCATCATGGCAAAAAATTTCATTGCTGCTGTTTATCTATGTATTCTTTTTTGTGGCATTCCTGATAGTTTGGCACAGCCTAACATCAGGACCATCTATACTGCCGAATTAGGCGTAAGAGAAGCAACAGGGAAAAACGACGGTATTCGTGTCGAAATGTATTTAAAAAACGCTGGCGTGCCAAAAGGCTCGGCATGGTGTGCCGCCTTTGTTAAATGGTGCTTGGATAAAACAGGTAACCAAAACACGATAACGGCATGGTCGCCAACTGCACACAATAAAAATAATATTGTGTATTATAAAAAGATGTTCAAAAAACCGCCAACCTATGGCGATGTATTTACCATTTATTTTATTTCTATGAAACGGATAGGGCATACTGGATTCTTTGACGGCGATGCTGGTGCAGGAATGTTCTATACCGTAGAAGGCAATTCAAATGACAACGGCTCTCGTGATGGTGTTGGAGTGTTCCGATTAAAACGCCGTTACCATTCTATTTATTCAATCACTCGATGGACAAACTAATATCATGTATATAGAAAAAAACGATTATAAAAGCCGTATCGGTAAAGAACTGTTAAACTTAATCCTGACACGCATTGTAGAAGATGCAGAAGGCGAAGACGAAGTGGCGATACTTGCCGATACCTCGAAAACGGCAGTCGATATAATTACAGGCTATGCATATACGATATATGACATTACGCCAGAGTTCTCAAAAATAGGTATTGCACGTAATTATCAAATACTAAATTGGGCGATAAACATTGCCCTGTATTTAATCTACCAGCGCATCGAAGATTACGACGTTCCAGCTAAAGTAATTAAGAATTGGGACGATACCACCGAAGATTTGCAAAAGCTATCTGTCGGTAAATTTCAAATCAACCTGCCACCTGCGCCACCACCTACTAGTAGTGATACTGGCAACGGAACTGGTACAGGACTGCGCCGTATCGGTTCATCTGCACCAAGAACGCACAGAATGTAGTTTTTATTAATTCAAAGTTCAAAGAGCCACCGTACTACCAAAATTCTAAAATCATTCAAAAAAACCGTTTAAATAGTGTTTAAATGAGCAATTTCACCGACAAAATAAAAACATATACCACGCCTGTACTCCAAAGGATGGGACTAAGCAGTAATAAAAGTATTTCGCCACCGCCTGCACCAAATGGCAAAATACGTGCGAGTTATGCCATCAAAGCCAAACCCAAACGTACTATTAGCTTCGAGATTAAAGACATCAAAACTGCACTTACCCTCGCTCTTAATCCTGAACAACCCAATAGGACAAAACTATACGAGATATACGACTACATACTGGAAGACTCACAGCTGTGGTTTCAAATCTATTTAGTCGCACTCAAAAAAATACTGGTAGAGCCGTATGCGCTATACAGTAATGGAATAATAGATGAAGACGCAACTAAGAGTATCAAAAAGAAATGGAATGAAAAACTTATAAAACACATTTTTGAAAGCGAGTTCTTTGGTTTCAGAATGATAGAAGTAATTGTAAGTGGGGAGGCTATTGAATTAGAATTGATACCGAACCAAAATGTTTGTCCAGAATATAAAATTATTTGGATTACTGATGCTTGGCAGAAACCCAATATTCCATACGATGGACTGGAGGACGATTTAAACCTGTTGTTCTTTGGCGATAAGAACGATTTAGGCTCATTGCGTAGGGCTGCCTACAATGTTATATGGAAGTATTACGCACGTTCGGACTGGAGCAGGACAAGTGAAAAATTTGGGATGCCTATTCTATCTATTGAAGCAGATACCAATAATGATTCTGAAATAGACAGGCTGGAACATCGTGCATCAACTTTTGGCAATGACGGCTACATTGTAACGCAAAATGGCGACAAGGTTAATATCATAGAAAAGAAAAGTGATAACTCTCATTTGATTTTCTTTGACAATATCAAATATTGCGACGAACAGTCCAGCAAGGTGTCTAACGGTCAAACAGGCACTTCTGATGAAAAAGCATTTGTAGGAGGTGCAGAGGTTCATGAACGGTTACTTAATGAAATTATATACTCTCGCATGACAAATATTACCTATGAGTGGAACGACCAAGTATTACCGTTTCTTAAAAAACGAAATTATATTCCAGCTACTATTGATGAGTTTAAGTTTGTTAATTTAGAAACAAAAAAAGATAGCAACAAAACAGAGCCTACGCCTGAGCCCCCAAAACCAAAAACGAAAAAATAATGTGTTACACAACAATAGAGGAGTGTATTTGCAATACATCATTTGAGCTTTCTAAGGACAAAGAAAGCAATATCATAGCCAAGTATGATATTGGCGGATTATTGGATAAATATACAAAGGAACTCTATAATGACCGCACGTTAAAAGATGCTACAAATTCAACCTTATTTCATTCGACCTATCAGCCACTCAAAGAAGCCGTAAAAGAAGGCTTCGGGCAAATTACGGCAAAGGTTGAATATGGTACACCAAATTTTGAAATGCTAAAGAACCTGCAACACAATGTCGGTTTGTTTTCAGTATTTAAAAATCATGCAATGGTAAAAGAGATGGTGGCACTTTTGAAAGATGAAAAAGGCGATTTAAAACCATATAATCAATTTAAAAATGACGCCTTAAAGATTGATGCTAAGTATCGCCAACAATGGTTAAAGGTGGAGTATGACACTGCTGTACGCACCTCACGCATGGCGGCGCAATGGGAAAGAATACAGCGTACCAAACACTTATATCCCAATTTAGAGTATGTACGCTCTAAAGCGGCGAAGCCAGATAATGACCACTTGGAATATGTTGGCACTCGATTGCCTATAGATGATGCCTTTTGGAGTACCCACTATCCGCCAAACAGATTTGGCTGCCAATGTTCAGTAAAACAAACCGATGCGCCTATTACAGATATTCCTGATGGTTTACCTGAAGTTCCAAAACAATTTGCTTTCAATGCAGGGAAAACAGGACAAGCATTTGATGTTAAAAACAGCGAATATATTAAAACAGCTTCGGCTGCTGAAATGCCAAAATTAATAAAACTGGCTAAAACAGAAGTGAACAAAGACATCATTAATAATCTTGAATATCAAACGCTGTACGAAAGTAAAAAAGGCGGTGGTAAAGTAGAAGTACATCCGCTAGCGATTAATAATTCAGATTACAATGAAGTACTTACAACTGCGAGAAGTTTAGCAAATAATGGAAAAAACGTAAAAGTACTGCCTGATGTTTCTTATGCTGAACTTCGTAAAACATTACTACCAGCGATTGGCGTGAAAGGCTTAAAAAACCCTGATTATTTAATAGATAATAAAGATGTGATGGACTTAAAAACATTATATGAGAACACTGAAAATGCTGTAAAAAAAGCATTAAGGTCATGCCATGAGCAGTGCAACAATATAGTTATTAACGTTGTAAAAGACAACCCAATCAGCTATAAAGACCTGTGTAGGCATTTGAAAGGAAAATTAACTTATGATGGATATAGTGATTTTGAAAATGTATGGATAAATTATAAAAATGAGTGGAGATTCTTAACAAGAGAAATGATATTAAATGATAACGTCGGCATTAAAAGCAAATAGAACACCGAAGTGTTCTATTTGGGTGAAGTTGGCTCTGTTTCCGATGTGGCTGCCCTCAACTTCTTTGCACATTTAAAGTGCGTATATCTTTATTACGATGTAAAGTTAAATAATATCATTCAATTATGCAAGTAACTGTTACCATAGATGGCGAAGAGGAGTTTAAAAGGAAGCTGCAACAGGCAGCTGATTTCTTGCAAAACGACATCATGGATATTATCGGCATTGAAAGTATTAACCATTTTAAGCAGTCATTTGAAGACGAAGGCTTCACAGGCGCTTCGTTAGAGAAATGGGAAAGCCGCTCCAGCAAAAGGCTTACACGTAATGAGCAAAAAACATTGAGTGACAGTGGCGAACTTGTCGAAGCAATGGAGTATCGTGTTAATGGTAATGAAATGATTATTACCAATG